ATACAACTTGCAGACGCAAGAACAAAGAAAAAGGAGCAGTCAAATGACGAATCCACACAAGGGCGAAGTTAATGTTCAATTAGGTGGAAAAACCTACAAGTGCAGATTGACGATTGACGCCATAATGCAAATAGAACAAGTGACAGGAATAGGAATTATAAAATTAGCGACTATGTTTGGTGAAGCTGATGTTAGTGTAACCAACCTGATTGCTGTACTTCATCCGGCTTTGCGCGGCGGAGGAAATGATTTCGAACCCAAAGAAGTCAATAAGATAGTAGAAGAGGCGGGTTTAATTGCGGTGACTAAAGCGGTTGCTGAATTATTAAGCTCAACACTAAATGACGAATCAGCGAATCCAGATGGTGATGCAAAAAAGCTAGAGGCGTAGCCGTGCCGGATGCGCTTCCTATAAGGAGATGGATGGAAGTCTGTCTAGGGATGATAGGAATGACGCCAAAAGATTTCTGGGATTGTTCGCCGGTAGAATTATACGCCGCTATAGATGGATTTGCAGAGCTTCATACAGATCCAAACTCTCCTGATCCATTGACCAGAAGCGAGCTAGAAGACTTAATGGAGCTTTACCCAGACTAATGGCTACAACAGTAGATGAGTTAATTGTTGAGATACGCGCTGAGACCCAAGACCTGAAAAAAGGTTTGTCAGAGGTAGAGAGGCGGGTCGGCGGCGTAAAAAAATCAGTCGATAGCTCAATAACCTCTTTCAAAAATCTTGGAAGAGTTTTTGCGGCTATAGGTTTAGCGAATGTTGCTGGGCAAGTAGTTAGCACTTCAAGAAGTTTTGAGGATTTAGAGGCCACTCTTAGGGCTATAACCGGCAGCTCAGAGAAAGCAGCGGATTCTATGGCGCTAATTAGAAAGTTTACCGCTGGAACCACCTTTCAACTTGAAGAGGTAACGTCAGCATTTACCACTCTTTTGAATGCCGGAATAGCGCCAACAACAACAGTTTTAACTGATTTCGGTAATGTTGCAGCGGCATTTAACAAAGACATAACTCAGCTAGCCCAAGCCGCTTTCAACGCTACAACTGGCGAAATGGAGATGTTGAAGCAGTTTGGAATAGTTGCAAGAGTAGAGGGCGACAAGTTGGCTGTCACGTTTGACGGCACAACTACAAAAATAGAGCGAGACGCGCAATCCATAATTGAATTTATTAGAAAAATAGGAAGGGAAACGTTTCCTACAGCTTTAGAAGAAAGAGCAGATACAGTATCCGGTAAGTTTTCTAATTTAGCAGACTCAACAACTGAGCTTTTCAATGCTATAGGCGAAGGCGGGCTAAATGAAGGGCTGAAAAATGTTGCTGGAACTTTGATTGATATTAACGCCGGCTCTATGGCTTTCGCCGCAACGCTTGGTCAAATACTCGGGAAAAGCTTGCAGTTAGTTAACAGAGCTATATTAAAAATTGAAGAAAATGCTATCCAGCTTTTGGGTGTGTTTGCTGTATTCGCCAGCGCTAAATTGATAGCCGCTTTGTTAACTCTAGCCACTACTTTCGTGACTTTAGCCAGATCTGTTGGGATTCTAAAAGTGGCGATGATGGCCTTGAACAAGGTAAGTAAGAAAAACATATTTGTCGCTTTAGCAATAGGCGCGGCTTACTTTACGGGCGCTCTTGATAAAATGGGAGAAGCCACTCAAGATGCGTTAGAAAAACTTGGCGAAATGATGGGGCTAGACCCCCCAGATACAGACATTCTTGACCCGATGGCAAAAAGCATTGAAGACCTAAATCAATCAATTTCTGAGATAAAAGGCGGTGTTGTTACGCTTGAAGTTGAGGCGGCAACGATGACGGACATATTTGATGATATGCGAGAGTCAATCACATCAACAACTCATTCATTTACAACAGATTTTGTTATGGGACTAATGGAGGGGAGAAATGCGTTAGAGAGCTTCAAAAACTTCGCAAAGAATATTGTTGCTCAAATAATATCTACTTTTTTGCAGATGCTTGTGGTCAATAAAATATTAAACGCAATATTTATGAATTTTGGGATGCAACCTCTACCAACGATGGGATTTTCGGGCGGGAAGTTTGTTGACACAACACCTCCAGCTCCAGCTAAAGCAAGAGGCGGGCCTGTTACTGGAAGAAGGCCGTATCTAGTTGGCGAAAAAGGGCCGGAAATATTTGTTCCGCATACCAGCGGAGGAATACTGAGCAACAGGCAGTCAAGGAGCGTTGTGGGCGGCTCGGGCGTTGTTATAAATCAAAGCTTAAATTTCTCTACAGGCGTATCGGCCACGGTCAGACAAGAAGTTATTAAGAT